GCGCCGACCGATGGGTGACAGAAGTCATCTGCGAGCACTTCCAGTTCGTCCAGAGCGAGAAGGATCGTGGAGAACAGCGACAGGAAGAGCCGGCAAGGCGATCACGCGCACAAGAGCATACCCAGACCTATGACGACGGCGAAGTACCGTTTTAAGGGAACTACGCTGGCGGAGTTTGAGGCTGAGGCATCGACCAAATCACGCATAAAAATGCAACGAACAACAACACGATGACTGCTTTCTTTTGCTTGCTGTATCTCGGATTCACCAAGGTGAGTGTGACACCAACCGGAAAGAAAACAACATACCAAACCAAGATGAACCAGCCGCGCTGACTGATTGAAGGCTTTTCTTCTGTGGTTAACGGCTCCTGGGCTGTCTGACGAATCGGTCTTGTACCGCCCCGTGTCTTGACGATATGAGCCAAGTCGTTCCAAGACTCCTTAAGCTCTCCCACAGAGTCTGCAAGCTCCTTCTTGCTTTTCTCAAGTTTCTCTTTGCTTCTCTTTAGGTCTTCCAATCTACGGATTTCTCGTGCATTTGAGTCACTTTCAGAAAAGGTATCGAACCTTTTTGAACTTCCCGCAAACCGTGATGGAGTATCTGCTAAAGCATTACGCTTTTGAACACCAAACATCTTCGGAAAGTAGCATTTTTCGTACAGATATGTTTTTTCAATATTGGAGTCTATGCAAATTCCATGAAAACGAGTTTTATAAACCGTTGTCGGAACAACAGAACGCGTCTCACCAGGACGAGTTCCGCCGTAATAGGTCAGCTGAATCACTTCTCCATTATCAGCCGCTTCCTGCAGGTATTCCATGATCTGGTCTTGTGGGTACGGGTACGTTTTCATGCTCGCTTACTCCGAGTGTGAGAAATGGTGGGCTCGCGTGTGACGACGCGAGCTCACCCAACATCATACGGCAACGAATGTTGACAAACTGACAAACGCATGCATACAATGAGCCCATCACGTGAGAAAAAGCGTGATCGGGCGTGGAAACCCGGACGAACCCCAAAGGCGCACAACCGCCTTACGTCTTCTCGTTCGAGCGGATTTTTTGTGTGCGTGCATATCACTTTTACGAGTGAGGCCTACGGGCGCCCTTGCGGCGGCCGGCACCTTTGGGACGGTATTTCCACCCCGTAGCGCCTCGCTCACCACCGTGGAAAGTGGTCGCGAGGCTCCAGCAACACCCAAAGGAGACTCGCTATGCAAGCCAGTCAATCTGCTGTCGCGTCCGCGACACTGTCAACATTCAATTTGCCCTTCGTCATCAGAGGGTTGCTCTCCAACTCTCTGTCCTCAGCTGAGGCCCACTCTCAGGCGCTTTCGCTCTGCCAAGAGGCACGCAGCATCCTGACAATGGTTTTCGACGCCACCGAAAACCCTCAAGTTCTCAGCTCCTACAAAGACATCCAATCGTCTATCGCAACAGCGGCTGCCCTCATCGAGACCGCTGAACTTGTCGTTTCCGTAACGGATGAAAACGCAAATGAATGAAATCATCAAACTCACCAACGGCCAACCGGTCGTCGACTCTCTCACCATCGCTGACGGCGCTCAAATCGAACACGCTTCGGTGATGAAGCTAACGCGCAAGTATGAGGACGACTTCAACTCCTTCGGAAGGGTTGGATTTGAAACCCGACCCTTTGAAACGAATGGCGGCACTCAAAAACGCGAGGTCGCCTTATTCAACGAAAACCAGGCAATGCTCCTCTTCACCTACCTGAAGAACACAGAGATCGCCCGCACCTTCAAAATTCGCCTCGTCAAAGCATTCAGCGATTGTCGCGACGAACTTGCGAAGGCCAAGGTATCCGCTCCCGCGTTGCCGGACTATCCGACGGCGCTGCGACAGCTGGCCTCATCTCTGGAGAAGACCGCAGCGCTTGAACACAAGATCGCCGAGGACGCTCCTAAAGTTGCCTTTGCTGAGACTGTCGAGGCCTCCTACGGCGACATGCTCATTCGAGAGGCGGCAAAGACGCTCGGCTATCCGGCCAAGCACCTCTTCGACTGGCTGCGCACGCACTCGTGGCTCACTGCGAAGAACGAACCCTATGCCGACAGAGTCAAGCAAGGTGTTCTTCGCCCGCGCGTGTCGAACTTCGATCATCCTGAAAAAGGACCGAGCGTGTCCGTCACGGCGCACGTGACGCCGAAGGGGCTTTTCCGGCTTTACAAGGAGCTGTTGAAGGAAGGCAAGATCACCAGGAACGAACGGCTTGAACTGGCATCGTGAGGACCAAACTATGGCAATAGGTAATACACTAGACGGAAAGAGCATTCGCGCGATGCTCTTTGATCCGGCAGTTCCTGACTATGCATTTCTAACGCGAGATGAAGTCATCGCTGCCTTTGATACATCAGAGCCGACACTTCGACGTTGGGCATTGGAAAGCGGCTTCCCGGACCCTGTAGCCTATCCTGGCATTACTGCGTACCCCATCGCAGCTCTACGCGAGTTCCTGAGTCGCGTAGCCAGAGAATCTCGCAACGCCACAAGCAAAAAAAACCGTTAGTCTTCTTTTTTTTCGTCGGTGGGTCTTTTGGTGGGTCTTTTGACATTAAAGCCTCTACAACCGTTGCTACACCTTAATTCATGAATTCCTCCCCTTCCGCCAAGATTCAGAAAGGCAGGAAGCTTCGGCTTCCTGCCTTTTTTCATGCGTGCGGCGGCGTCCCGGCACATCCCGCATGCCGTCTGCAGTTTTTTTCAAACGTTTCTTGACTTTTTCAAAAAACTCAGGCATACTTCGTCTCCTCAGCAAATTCGACGTGTCGACAAAGCCAATCACCACGGCCGGCATGTTCGCTGAGCACCTATGGAAGGGTGGCAGAGTGGTTGAATGTACCGCCCTGGAAAGGCGGCATACGGAAATTCCGTATCGAGGGTTCGAATCCCTCCCCTTCCGCCAGAACACAGACCCCGAAGCCTCTCAGGCTCCGGGGTTTTTCTTTATTTACCTTGAGTACCAGGCACATTCCAGAATTCTACTTTCGTCGATTCCGCCAAAATCCGCCAGATTGCGACATATCACGCCATGCGATAGACTGTGGAGGTGGGTCTTTTGGTGGGTCTTTTTTCGGTGGGTCTCTGGTGGGTCTTACGCGATTCACCGCCCAAAGGTAGATATGAAAGATCAAGTCACGTCGAAAAATTTCATGACGCTGCCACCCGGCCGGTACTCGCTCGGCGGTGGGTTGATGCTTCTCGTGCGTTCTGAGTCTTCCCGGCAGTGGGTTGTCCGCTACCGATTCGCGGGGACACGGAAAGACTTGTCGATCGGTGGCGCCTCGCGCATTTCAATCACGTCTGCAAAAGCGCGGGCAGCAAAAATTCTCTCAATGGCGGCCGACGGCATCGATCCGTCATCATCAAAGCTTTCAGAAGAAGACGCCCGAGAAAGCATCACTTTCAAAGAGTTCTATCCTGGTGCAATCGCGACCATTCAAAACGTCAAGCGCTGGAAAAACGAAAAGCACGCATCGCAGTGGGTGTCCACAATCGAAACCTATGCCGTCCCGGTTCTCGGTGCTCTTCGCGTAAAGGACATCACGCGAGGAGACATCCTCGAAGTCCTCAAACCGATCTGGACAGAAAAGCCAGAGACAGCCAGCCGCCTACGAGGCCGCCTCGAAAGTCTCTTCTCTCAAGCAATCGCTGAAGAACTCATACAAACAAACCCTGCTACTTGGAAAGACGGTCTAGCTTTCTTCCTGCCGCCGATCTCAAAAGTCCACGAAGTCAAGCACCATGAGGCAATGCCTCTTGAAATTCTGAAAAGTTTTGCACCGGAGACGGCGAAAAAGACTTCTGTCGTGTCTCGCGCCGTCCTTTTCGGCATCCTCACTGCTACACGCGTGCAAGAGTTCCTTTGCGCACGATGGGACGAGATCGACATCCAGCGCGCGACGTGGACGATCCCGGCCTCTAGGATGAAGTGCGGTCTTGAGCACCGCGTCCCGCTTTCACGTCAGGCACTGGCAGTCCTAGAACGCTGCGAACGAAAGTCTGAGCTCGTCTTTCCTGCGCCACGATCAGACAAAGAGATGGTTATCGACAGCCCTCGGGCTTTTATCCGGAAGGCGACAGGCGAGTCTTTCACAATGCACGGCTTCAGATCAACGTTCCGCGACTGGTGCGAGGAGAACTTCATCCATGAGGCCCTTGCCGAGCGCGCTCTGGCTCACGTAAAGGGCGACAAGGTCGTGCAGGCCTACCAACGCTCAGACCTCCTTGAGCAACGTCGTCCCATCATGCAACAGTGGGCAGATGCGATCCTGCCGACGAAGGATTGATCGATGTTACTTGCTTTGTTTGCGTAATTTGCATATAATGCGTTTAACAAAAGGGGAAATACCCCATCACTCAAACGCAAGGAGCACATCATGCCGCGCATCACTGGTCAATTCACGATCACCCACAACGGGAATCAGATCACGTTCACGCTTGTAGGCGAAACCTACAAGTCTGTCGACACCGAGTCCGGCGTCAAGTCACGCAAGGTGATCAAGTGGCAAGCCACGGAGCACGACGCCGAGCTTGGTGAGATCACTCGCTTCGTCTTCGTCCTTCCGCGCACGAACCGCGCGAACGTCGTCGAAGAATACTTCTCCCCGTCTCAGGGCATCATCTACTGAGCAAAACCTACAGACACAAAAAAGGAGCCCCCGACCGGCGTGAAGCTGATCGGGGGTTTTTCGTGAAGGTATGGCAAGGAATGATTCAAAGCAAGAAGGTTTAACTAAAACTTGCTGTCTCCCAGGCACAGAGCGAACATGAACTCACCCAAACAAAACACCGGAGACCAACATGACGAACACCGACAACCGCCGCGAACTCGAAAAAGCCCTCGAACAGCTCGAACTTGCCATCGACCTCAAGAGCGACGAGGCTGCTGACGCTTACGCAGCCGGGAAAAAAGTAGAATGGCGAAGCCTTGTCAAGGCATTCCTGGCGCTTTGCGACGAACGCGACGAAATCGCTGCCCGCCTTGAAGACCGCGCCTAATCCCCAACAGATACGCCATAGCCCCCGTTTGAACATCCAGACGGGGGTTCATTTGTTCAGGGTTACTCTGGCGTCGTGAATCGCGGATACGTCTTGAAGTATGCGTCCACCTCCTTCAACCAAGCCTGCGCCTTCAAGGAGTAGCTTTTCGCACGCGGAGACTGCGGCTCGTTCCACTCGGCAGGCGTCGGCAGAGGCTCGTCGCTCACGATCTTTGTAGGCACGCTGCACCCGGTCAAGGTCGTCAGAGAGGCGCACAGCATCGCGCCGAGAAGCATCAAGCGCGTTTTGCGCAGCAACAAGTTTTTCATAAGCCTTTCTCCCATCGTTTGCGCGAACAATCGCGGCCTGAAGTTTGACATTGGCGATCTCCTCGCCGTACTCGTGCGACGCGTACATGTACCCGCCGACAGCGCCCGCAGCAAACAGCCCGAGCGGCACAAAAAGCTTCCAGTTCATCGAAGCCTCCATGCAAAAAGAGACCCGCGAAGGGGTCTCGTGTAATTCAATATCCTCGGCGTCGATAGCTCGTCCAGTCGAAGAGCACAGAACGGCCTCCTTCGCGAAGCCGGTCCATCGCCGCCTCGCCCAAGTAGTCCATCAAGGCTTCACCAGAGAGATTGCTGATGACGATCGTCGCCTTCAGCGCCTCGTAGCGTGAGTTGATCACCTCGAAAAGCATCAGCTTCTCGGCATCGGTCCCGAACTGCCTGCCGACTTCATCTATGACAAGAAGGTCAGGCGTAGCAAAGGACTCGTACACCTCGCGCTCGTTTCGATCCGACTGGCGTCCGTAGGTCTCTTTGATTCGCTGAGCGATCCGAGACGCTCGCGTATAGAGCGCAGAGCCGCCGTGCTCGATCAACGCCTGCGCGATTCCTATGGCAAGGTGCGTCTTACCCGTTCCAGACGTGCCGTAGAAAAGCAGGTTTGCACCACTGTCGTCGTTCTCGCAGATTGTCTGCAAGTACTCCCTTGAAGCCTCAAGCGCGGCACGTTGGCCACCGTTCGACACGACATAGCCTTCAAGCGTGCGGCCTCTGTATCGAGCCGGTATGGCCGCGTCACCGATGATGCGACAAGCCTTCACCGCCTCGCTGCGCTTTGTAGCCTCTTTCGCCAGTCTGGCGTTCTCACGGTCGCGGGCTTCAAGCGCACACTGCGCACAGCCCATCCAGATGATCCGGTCGCGGATCATTACTCCCGTGTCCGTAAATGCACCATGTGTGGTGCAGATTGCGGGCTTCGTGCGCCCGTTGCGAATGTGCGAAAGATCGACTTCACTCAAAGCCATTCATTCTCATTCCTTCCCTCAAAAGTCAAACGGGTCCCGGCGGTAGTGCCCGGGCGTTGCATCTGTCATATATCCCGTTTTCGATTTCTTGTTTTTATCTGGTATAGGTCGCCCATTACCGGCCGCACCTTTCGCCTTTGTCGGCTTTTCGGACTGCCGCTCCTGGGTCGCGCGCTCGCCTTTTTCGGTCAGAGTGAACCACCTGGTCCGGTCATATGCCGATCGGTTGAAGTTCCCTGTTTCCACGTATCCACAGGTTATCAACTTATCCAGAGCGCCCCTCACCTGCTTCTCGCTCAGATAGTCGAAGAGCTCGGCAAAGTGACGCGTGCTGCCATAGGTCCAGTGCTTGCCATCGTGCTTGTGACGACCTGCTTTCCTGTTCGCTCGGACCCAGAACGCGATGTTCTCCAAAACGACGGCTGCGTTGACGCCGACCTCGACGGCAACCGACACGCTGAAATGGTGCTTTACGCCCGACATGTTTGGGCTTATTGCTTTTTCTTCGGGGGATGTCATACTAGAGATAGCGAATTCCTCCCCTCATTTCATTCGATAGCCTCGCCGAACTGTCACGGCGGGGCCTTTTTCATTCCTCCGCCCCGAAAACGTCCGGAAAGAGCTCGCAAGCCGGAACGCCGAGCACTTCCTCATACGCTCGCAACGTCTTGAAGTGCGCCGGTGTCGCGGCACCGCTCTCATGTTTTGAGACTGTTTGCTGTCCGCATCCGACAAGCGCGGCCAGCTCCGCCTGCGTGAACCCCGCTTCCCTGCGTGCCCTCTTCAACGCAGCTCTCTCAAACGGCTTCATCGCCAACGTATTCCTTGAACTTCTTTGGGAAGATACAATAAGACCACTGATTGCTCCCCGGCATCTTTGCAGCCGTTCCAAACGGAAGCAATCCCTTTTGCAGACAGATTCGTATGTACTGGGGCGACTTATTGAGCGCCTTAGCGACATCGTTCACCGTTAGGTTTCTCAATGGAAAACATCTCCTTTTTCATCTTTTTTAGACAGTTGCGGTTAAAAAAAATCGCGCATGATCGCACGGTGCCTCTCACTGCCTTTCAAAAAAATAGTACGAAATAAGATAATTGAGTTCAATAGTGAATTTTTGGAAGTTAATCGTTTCTCTTGCTTTGATAAATTAAATGATCTAAATTAGATATATATCTAAATTAGATATTTATAACAGCAAGGGGAGAGAGTTTAATGGAGTATTTATCCGACAAAGAAATAGGCTACATCATCAAACGCGCGAGGATGCTTCGAAATCTGACGCAGGCGGAACTCGGTGAGCGACTTGGTGTGCAGGCCGCTGCGGTCCAAAAATGGGAAAGCGGAAAGGTCACGAACATCAAGCGAAACATCCTCAGGGATATGGCCGTCGAACTGAGAGTGAATCCTGCGTTGCTGATAGGCCTGCCAGTTCAGACGGATTTCCTCAAGCAGCTATCGAAAACCGAGCGCATTGGAATGGAGAACTTCTTGAAGGAGTATCAAACCAAGCACCTCAAAGAAGGTGATGACAATTAAAGCGCCAAACGGCTATGGAAACATTTCAAAATTAAGCGGCAATCGCCGACGGCCCTTCTGGGTACGAATCACAACCGGATGGGAGATCAACGAAGAGACGGGAAAGGCAAAGCAGCTCACGTCCACGCTTGGATACTACGCAAGCCGAAAAGAAGCGATGATCGCTTTGGCCGAGTACCACCAGAACCCAATCGACCTCACAAGAAAGACGCTCACCTTTGCTGAGGTCTGGGACATCTGGACGCCGCCGCACTTCAAGAAGTACCCGAGCAGCGCCGCCGGGCTCAGGTCAGCCTACAAGCGCTGCGCCCCGCTCTACGACATGCAGATGGCCGACATCAAGAAGGTCCACATGCAGGACATCCTCGACGGCATGAATCACATGTCGGAGGAGAGTCAGGGCAAGGTGAAATCGATCTTCAAAAACGCGTTCAAGTACTGCATCGAGAACGACATCGTCACGAAAGACTACTCGCAGTTCCTGGTGATCACACCGCCCAAAAAGAAAAAGGCCGCGAAGGAAAAATTCTTCACGGCAGAGGAGCTCGGCGCTGTATTTGGCTCGCAAGACTTCGCAGTGCAATTCCCTACTGGCAAGAAGTCTTACGCCGAATTGCGACTGGCTGACACGGTGCTCATCATGCTCTACACCGGCATGCGGATAGGAGAGCTCCTCGGGGTCAAGACCGAAGACGTGGACCTTGCGCAGCGCATCATCCACGTGCGCGGGACAAAGACCGAAAACGCAGACCGGATTGTGCCGATTCACAAAGAGCTTGCGTCGATCCTTTCAAAGCGCCTAGATGGCGAGCACCTGATCGAAAACGCGAACGGCAAGCCGATCAAGTACGACCAGTACAAGAAGCACTTTTTCGACCCGTATATGGAGAGCCTAGGCGTCTCGCACACGCCTCACGCGCTCCGACATACGTTCGTCTCTATGATGGATTCTTGCGGCGTATCGTCGAACTCAGTGGCGCTAAAAAGGATCGTCGGCCACTCGAATTCGAACGTGACAGAGTTGTATACGCACAAGGACGTTACCGACCTGATCGAAGCAATCGACAAATTGCAAGTGAACGTTGTGTGACAATTCAGTGAACTGGGAAAGTCAAGCCGAAAGGCTTTTTTCTAGGCGTGTCGTGTAACTTACGTGTCACTTACGCACTCTAAAACAGGGCGTTTTCCCGTAATTCTCTGAAAGTTAAAAAGCCCCCAAAACCGCGCCGTACGTAGGTTTCAGGGGCTTTTCTCATTTCTTATAGGACGCTACAGAATTTACTACAACAGTAACTTGATTAGTCGGACAAAGCCCGGTGTGACGCGGTTTTCGTGTTCTCGTGTCACTTACGCGTCACTTCCCGCGTAATTCTCTGCATGCCTAATTAGTATATCGTAAACCCTTATAGGTCACAAGAATTTTTGAAATTCGGCTCAAGAAAAAGTTTTTTCGACTCCCTCGGCAATTACACGTGCGAGCTTGTCTTGGTAGCTGAACCTGAACAACTTCTCGGCTGTCGGATCGTGTGAGATGAAGCCGACCTCCACCAGTGCGGCCGGTGAGTTCGTGTGCTTCAGCACGTAGTACTTCGCCTCCTTGACACATCGGTCTTTTTCTTCAGGAAAGCTTGAAGCCAGACCGTTCTGGATGTTTTCGGCAAGGCGTTTCGTCACGCCTCCAACACCCGGATATTTGAACGTCTCGATTCCGCTTGCGTCCTTGTTCTCGGCGCTATTGCAGTGGATCGAAATGAACGCGTCCGCCTTGGCAGCGTTCGAAATGTCGCATCGCTGTTGAAGCAGAAGTGCCTGATCCTTCGTTCGAGTGAGCACGACGCGATGCCCTTTCGCCTTTAGTTTGTCCGCAATTTTGTTTGCGATACCCAAGGCCGCTTCAGCCTCTTTGTAGCGACCATTCACAGCCCCCGGATCAGTACCTCCGTGCCCCGGGTCCAGCACGATAGTCAGTTTCTTACTCATTTCTTGACAACCTCCCTACTCTTAATTTCCTTAATCGCTCGATGCAGAAAGCCTGGGATCATGCCGCCAAAGCCAAGGCGGTCAAGATTCTCAAGCGTGCTGCCGAGTTCATTAACGGCGTAAGCCGCAATAGCCGCGTTGCGCAGCATGTCTGTGCCTGCGATTACGTCAAGCCCATGCGAAAGCATCACGACGACGAAAATGAAAACCTTTTTGAAAAGCCCTCGAAAGCCGACACGGCTGTTCCACTCGCCGGTCTTTCCTGCAGCGATGGTCCCCGTCACGTAGTCCACGGCGACGAACATCAACAGCCACTGCAACTGCAGGTCAATACCTCCTAGCGCCCAAGCCAGTGCGCTTCCGACAGCCCCTGAAGCGAGCATCAAATACGCCTCCCCTTTTGCAGGGATGAGCAACGACATGTAGTCGATGAACGTCTGCACAAACCCTCTCTCCATAAATCACCTCCTTGTTTGTTCTCCCCTTCACCATATGCAACGACCGTCAAAATCCCTAGCCCTGACACGCCTGCCATCACTACAGGCGTAAAAAAAAGGGGACGGTTTCCCGTCCCCATTTATGGAGCTTTAAGACTTAGCTTTTAAGTCGCTCAACCTCTTCCGAAAGTCGCTGAACCGCGAGGATCAACGGACACACCAGAGAAGCATAGTCCACCGCCAGATAGCCCTCAGACGACTTGCTGACAAAGAGCTTCGCAATCTGCGGGTCCGCCTTCTGGACCTGCTGCGCAATGAGCCCCATGTGCTTCTGACCGCCTTCCTCGCCAAGGTAGGAGTAAGTCACGACTGGGAGCTTGCGAATGAACTCAATCGCTCGGTCGGCATCGACCTTCGCAATTCCCTCCTTAAGGCGAACGTCCGACGAAACGCTGATGGCCGTCTTCGAGTAGATTTTCGAACCGGCAATCATCGTCTCAAGGCTGTTCGTCGCGAGCGTCATCATGGACGACGTCTTGAAGAGCGCCTGAGTCCCGTTGAGGCGAATAACGTCAGAAGCTACAGAACCACCGAAATCCTGGCCGTCCTGACCATCTCGGCCATTCGTTCCATCGCGACCATCGGCACCCGGATAGCCCTGCGGACCGCGTTCGCCATCTCGACCAGGAAGTCCATCCTTACCAGGAAGCCCCTGCTCACCACGAGCGCCGTCGATGCCGTCCTTTCCATCAACACCGTCCTTGCCGGGCAGGCCAGGCTCACCCATAAGGCTCGCGAGCCATTCAACCTCGCTACCAATGAAGCCGTTGGCGACAGCGACCTCATAGGCACTCAAGCCATCAGCACCATCGGCACCTGGCGTGCCAGAGCCACCTTCGCCCTTGAGGGCAAAGCGAGCGTCCGCTTCGGTCTTGCTGTAGATCGTGAGGCTGTTCGCCTTTTCGTCAAGCACATCCGAAAGCCATTTGTCTTCGTTGCGATAGTTCACAACGTCGGTGGAGTGATCCGCAAGCACTCGGATAGGAGCCGGCTTGAAAGTCGAATCCATACGGTCGTACCAGAACCCAATCAGAGATTCGTCGAGCGTCTCGATTCGAATCAAACGCGCGTCGATCACTTCGGTCGGATACTCCTGCACGCCGATGCAGAGGTCCTTTTCGTTGAGCTGAGCGTAGAAGAAGTAGATCACTTCGACCCAGCCGTTGCCAGTCCACTTCTTACCGATGACGGTCTTGTCGTCAGTCGTACCGATGTAGATGTAGTTGGGAATGGTCACCTCAGTCGGGAAACCGTATGTGCCAGTGCAGATGCTCTGGTCGTTAATGAAGCCGTAATAAAACAATGGCTTTCCTTATAAAAAAAGGCCGAGGGACAGTCCCCCGGCCATGAGCACACAGTAGCATGCTCTGAGTCGCAACGTGCCGATTCTCACAGCTCGTTGCATCTGTCCTCAGAAGAGGACGCTGTACAGCCACGCGCAGAGAACCCCGGCAATGAAGCCGACCGGTCCCCAGAAGAGTCGAGTCTTCCGGCGCGTCTCAGCATCGAGCAGAGCCTTCTGGGCCTCAACCTTGGCGATGAGCTCGTCCGTCACTTCCTCGACCTTGACGCCGAGCTTGTCGAGCCATTCCTTCACTTCTTCTTTCGTCATTTCAGTCACCTTTTCCTTGAGCGCATCTTTCAGCGCCTTGACAATCAAACCCCACATACAAAAAAACCGCCTAAAGGCGGTGTGATAAAGTTACGGATATGAATCCCGCTCATGGTTTCGACGGCCGTGAGCTGTTTTGTAGCCAAATCAAAAGTGTTTCAAGATGTTACCCCTCCCTACGCCGAATTTCATCGTTAACAGTTTCCTTCACTTGGACTTGGCTGAATTTTTCCTACGTCGAAAATTCAGCCCTATAAAACGAGATTACATCCCATCAAGGCAAATCCCAAAAACCATTCATTTTGCTTGGTTTGGTGGAGGTCGAATCCCTGAGCATCGACAAAAAAACATCGATACGTGGCGTCGTCTCTTACCAGATTATGAAATCGTTAGGTGGGATGAAAACAATTTTCCTATTGAATCTTACCCCTATGCCGTAGACGCATATAACAAGGGCATCTACGCTTTCGTTTCCGATGTTGCAAGACTGCATGCCGTTTACAAGTACGGCGGCCTTTACATGGACACGAATAACGAGGTCATTAGGCCGGATGCTTTTGATGACCTTTTATCCTTGGATTGCTTTGCAAGCTACGAAGCGCCATGCCAAATTTCCATAAGCACATTTGGAGCAAAACCAAATCACCCATATATCGGGACGCTTCTTGATTTCTACAAATTCATTCGCTTGAGGTCAGCATATCGACTTACGGCCAACGTGCGCTTCATATCCAAATTAACAAGAATCATTTATGGATCACGGCTGAACGGAAAGCGATTAACGCTATCGGATGGCACAGTGATCCTGCCTCGAGATTTGTTTGTGCCCCAAACCATCACAGAGAACACTCGGGTCATACATCATTACAGAGGCTCCTGGAAATAAGCCATTAGTACTCGCGGCCATGTTGGCGTGCTCACGATCTCAGCTCATAAGGCTTCGTCCACAGTTCGCCCATAGCGAGCATTGCTTTTGCGAGCGCCTGCTTTGCCTGCTCGACCGTGATCGTAGCGACGGTGTTGTCAGCAAGCACCCACTGCGTCGACTCCATGCCCGTGATCTCTGCGACCTGGATCGCTCGCGTGAGGCGTTGCTGAGATTCCTCATCTCCGTCGAAGATCATGCCGTCGACCTCGACTTTGATTGCCGCCACAGCCGCCGCGCGTTCGATGCCGCCGCGTTCTTCGAAGAGAGCGCAGAGGCTTCAGAGGCATCAGCCGCATCCGCACTAGCCTTCGCCTGCTGAGCGTAGTACTTCGATGAGTAGTCAACCTCCGTTCCGTCCGGGACGTTGCCTTCAGTCACCTTGCCGTCCATCTTAACCGCCCACGCCTGAGAGAGCGTAGAGTAGTCTGCAGACTCATTCGCAGACGACTGGGAAGCGGCGGCAGAGGTCGAGGCATTCTGTGCCTGCGCCTTCGTCTCGGCCAGTAGCTGACGCATCGTTGCCACATCGGCATCAGAGTCTACGACGGCCTCTTCGGCAATCGCCTTAGCTTCTTTAGCGATCTCTTTTGCTTCAAGCGCATCGGCAACGGCAGTTTCAGAGTTCGTCTTCGCGGTGTTCGCCGTGCTCGAAGCCGTGTTCGCCGTCTTTACAGCTTGATCGGACTTCGTGTTCGCAGAGTTCGCTGTACTCACGGCCTGAGCAGACTTCGTGTTCGCCGCATTCGCCGTACTCACAGCTTGAGACGCCTTCGCGTTGCTGTCCTTGATCGTCGCGTCCCACGAGTTGACAACGGTCTCAAGGCTGTTCACCTTGCCGCTAGCCGCATTGGCTGTAGAAAGCGCTTCAGACGCATTCTGCTGAGCCGTATTCGCCGTATTGAGCGCTTCGGTGGCTTTATTCAGCGCCTCGGTCGCGTCGGCCGTAGCATCGACCATGTAATCGCCCAAGTCATTGATCGCGTCCTCGGTCTGCGTCAGTACGGACTGACCGCTAATTGAACCCGTGGGCGTTTTGACGTAATGAAATTGAAATTCCTTTGATGCCATATTACTGGATCCTTAGTACCCTGCCGCGTACCAGTTGCCGCCGTTGAAGCGGTGGATGTTGTACGAAAAGGAGCTGCCGTCCACAACCTTCGCAATCGTGTAGCAGTCGTCAGGATGACCGCCGCCCGTCGCCGTTAGCTGAAGCGAAACGGAATCGGGATATTTGAACGGAGTGACAAATTTCGCGGTGCCCAAACCGCCGCCAATCGTCCCGTGCTGTTCGATGAAGCCAGACTTCCACTTTCTGTACCACGTCGAGCCCGATCGATGCGTTTCAACAACATAGTCTTCAGATGCCGAAGAGCTGATCGCATTTTTTACCCACGCCGTGTTAGCGACCTGCTGAGAGCTATCACCGGAGGCGGCAGTTGGCACCGTAGGGGTTCCCGTAAAGGTCGGCGAAGCAACTGGGGCCGCCCCGATGTTCTTTCGGGCCTGCGCCTGCTGGGCTGTCGTGAGCGTCTGCGCATCATATACGACAGCATGCGCATTCTGCGACGCATATTGCTGAGCGAGATCGCGCGCGGCCTCCGCGGCCTTCTGCGCGTTAGCGGCTGAGGTAGCGCTAGACGCGGCGGCTTTTTGTGAATTCGCGGCATTCGTAGCAGAGGTCGACGCGGCAGAAGCAGACGAGGCGGCGGAAGTCTTTGATGCCGCGGCATTCGTCTCGCTAGCCTTTGCGGCCGACGCACTGGACGCCGCCGCAGACTTGGACGAAGACGCCGCGGTCTCGGACGTCTTGGCATTGGTCTCCGAGGTCTTGGCATTAGCTTCGCTAGCCTTAGCCGCGCTTGCGCTCGCAGCCGCTACGTTCTTAGACGAAAGGGCATTAGTCTCCGACGTTTTTGCCGCAGATGCACTGGCCGCCGCTGCACCCTGTGAAGCCTTTGCCGCAGTCTCACTAGCCTTCGAATTCGTCTCGCTAGTCTTGGCCGCCGCCGCGCTCGATGCCGCCGCGTTCTTCGAAGAGAGCGCAGAGGCTTCAGAGGCATCAGCCGCATCCGCACTAGCCTTCGCCTGCTGAGCGTAGTACTTCGATGAGTAGTCAACCTCCGTTCCGTCCGGGACGTTGCCTTCAGTCACCTTGCCGTCCATCTTAACCGCCCACGCCTGAGAGAGCGTAGAGTAGTCTGCAGACTCATTCGCAGACGACTGGGAAGCGGCGGCAGAGGTCGAGGCATTCTGTGCCTGCGCCTTCGTCTCGGCCAGTAGCTGACGCATCGTTGCCACATCGGCATCAGAGTCTACGACGGCCTCTTCGGCAATCGCCTTAGCTTCTTTAGCGATCTCTTTTGCTTCAAGCGCATCGGCAACGGCAGTTTCAGAGTTCGTCTTCGCGGTGTTCGCCGTGCTCGAAGCCGTGTTCGCCGTCTTTACAGCTTGATCGGACTTCGTGTTCGCAGAGTTCGCTGTACTCACGGCCTGAGCAGACTTCGTGTTCGCCGCATTCGCCGTACTCACAGCTTGAGACGCCTTCGCGTTGCTGTCCTTGATCGTCGCGTCCCACGAGTTGACAACGGTCTCAAGGCTGTTCACCTTGCCGCTAGCCGCATTGGCTGTAGAAAGCGCTTCAGACGCATTCTGCTGAGCCGTATTCGCCGTATTGAGCGCTTCGGTGGCTTTATTCAGCGCCTCGGTCGCGTCGGCCGTAGCATCGACCATGTAATCGCCCAAGTCATTGATCGCGTCCTCGGTCTGCGTCAGTACGGACTGACCGCTAATTGAACCCGTGGGCGTTTTGACGTAATGAAATTGAAATTCCTTTGATGCCATATTACTGGATCCTTAGTACCCTGCCGCGTACCAGTTGCCGCCGTTGAAGCGGTGGATGTTGTACGAAAAGGAGCTGCCGTCCACAACCTTCGCAATCGTGTAGCAGTCGTCAGGATGACCGCCGCCCGTCGCCGTTAGCTGAAGCGAAACGGAATCGGGATATTTGAACGGAGTGACAAATTTCGCGGTGCCCAAACCGCCGCCAATCGTCCCGTGCTGTTCGATGAAGCCAGACTTCCACTTTCTGTACCACGTCGAGCCCGATCGATGCGTTTCAACAACATAGTCTTCAGATGCCGAAGAGCTGATCGCATTTTTTACCCACGCCGTGTTAGCGACCTGCTGAGAGCTATCACCGGAGGCGGCAGTTGGCACCGTAGGGGTTCCCGTAAAGGTCGGCGAAGCAACTGGGGCCGCCCCGATGTTCTTTCGGGCCTGCGCCTGCTGATTCGCGTTGAGACTTTGAGGCGTGTGCTTGACGACATCCGCAACGGCCTCCTCAATCGCGTCATTCATGTCGCCTGAGCTCGTCACGCCGATATTGGTGCGCGCCTGAGCCTTCTGTTCATTGCTCAGGCTCTGCGCCTTGTCAAAAGCAACGAAGCCTTTGATGGCGTCTGCGAGTTGCTTGGCGACTTCTGAGGTGCTCTGAACGTCGATGTTTTTGCGCGCTCGCGCCTGATCAGAGGTTGTGAGAGACTGCGCCTTGTCATAGCGAACCTCGCCGACATCCTGATTCGACCAATAGGCAGAGTTTGCCTGGTCAGTCGGAGACTTGACCGTCGAAGACGGGCCATTGGCTTTGATGCAGCGGTACTTGACCGTCCCGACCAACACTTCGTTCCCGGGCTCATAATCCAAGGTGGCGCTATAGTTCATCAGGCCGCCCTGCTGGTACCAAACGAGGAACGACGAAAGCAAGTAGAGAACCGAATTGAAGTCGTCTCGCTTCGGGGGAATGCCGCCCTCACCGATCGGCAAGGAGTTCCATTTGCCCCACCCCTCTTCCTGCGATAGCCTACCTGTTCCTGCCTCAAGCGCCGTCACCGGAACTGCGCTCCTGTCACCGTCTTGGGCAATGGGGCACGAAAGTAAAGTTTGAGGATATTTGCTCATCTTTTCCATCCTAAATAAGACTTCTAATCTCAGCCCACGCAAACGCGACCAACCACGCCATCAATGCCAAACATCCTGTTGTAGCGGTTATCCACACGACAATACGGAAAATCCGAAACCCAATATTTAATTCGACGCCTGGTTCATTCTTCGTCATACAATTCACCATCTTGTTGATGACCACCGCCGTAGTGATCGCGGTTATAATCTTTCGCATAGTTCCCTTCTCCTTTTGTTCTTGAGGGACTAAAAAACCCCACAAGGTTGCAGCCCTGTGGGGTTTCGTTTCTTTTGGAATTGGCTCATGTGCCAATCGTTCGCCCAGGATTGAACACGCCTTGGTCAAAGGGAAGCAAGCCGCTTCCCTCAAACCCAAAAATCTGCTCGTCTGGGTAAATGATCAAAAAATTCGTCAGCACGCCCGATGGACGGTTCAAAAGCCCATACACCTCAAGGATTTGAGCCTGCAATTCACTAATGCTCCCAATGATGACAATCGAATTGATAGTCATATTTTGGTAATCAACCACAAACACCTTGGTATCCGTCAACTGACTGAGCATGTTGTTCATCGTTGCGGCAGTTGCGTTCGAAAGATTGCACCTCGCACGATAAAACAACAGGAATCGGTAGTAGTCGTCATCAAACCGCGTGAAATCCGAGCCGACTTTCAGTAAGCGGCTGACGCCTACGCGCGTGCCCCACCAGTCAAGGTACACCCCCTTAGCCGTTCGCATGTCAGCAATCGTTTGCTGGAGGCTTTCGAGTAACTCTGTAGCATCGATCTTGTCCCTGAGCATCGATGCACTCTGCCGGATGCGCGTCGCGTGCGAGTACTGGGACTGAATCGCGTCCGTCGACATGTCGGCAAAGTCGGCCATGTTCTGAACGCAGTCAACGCTCAGGATGTCCTCCCACGTCTGTGTTTCTGCCATCATCAGCCCCCGAAAGCAAGCGTGATTGACTTTTCCGACAACGTCGGGCTTTTGTTCGCAGGCACGTCAACGCTAGAGGACTGTGAGCCCCCAGAGATGCCGATGACGATTTCTTTGATTGGGGCGTCCGTCACGTCCTGAATGCACTTATAGAATCGGCTTGCGTAAACCGTCGTAGCGAGCTTCACTCGGGCGTTTTTGAGCTCCCCAAGGAAGTCAGAGATGATCGCTGCTTTGACATTGGCTTGCGTCACAGCGTCCATGTCGTCGCTGAAGAACGTCACCTTGACGGTAAAGTCCACCGCCGTCGGTCGGACGATGTTATAGACATAAGACGCGTTGAAATGCTCGGTGTCAATGAACGTAACCTGAGTGTCGCCCACCGTCCCGCACCCCGCGCTCTTGCGCTCAAAGATCGTGCGGGCAATATCGTCATCATCCCCGCCGACAATGCAGACCGCCACGCTGTGGCCCTTGATCGATATCCCGTACTGAGTTTGGGTTTCGTTCGTATAGTTTTCCAAGACCACACAGTCGAGAACGCCTTCAAGTGCGGACAAATTGGACTGCATGTTCTCAACCGTCCCGTTCGCATTGATCGCATAGCTCTGCTTCATGCGATTGAGTAGCTCGCCGTCCGGCTCCTCGTCTCGCCCGGTGTTCCCCGCGGCAGCGTTCGTCACCGAATCCCACCCCGCGATCACCGTCACGATCTGCGTCACGGTCTTTGCGCCGATCTCAATGGCACCGTGCTCAACGCAGGAAAACTGAGTGTCGACGCTGCCGGAATCCGGGATCATCACCCCGCCAGCCACGGCGTGTCGGAGCTGATTGCCCTGCGTATCCTGCACAATCGCGCCGTAAGGAATGGCAGTGCCTTTCAAACCAGTACATGTACAGACGACGACCGTCGGCTCCGAAATCTTGCGTGTGAGCCCATAGAGCGCGGCTAGGGCATCGAGGAAAACACCCGTTGCGGTCTTCGGATTGAGCTGGTTCGCAAGGAAAGCCACCTCACGATTTTTAGCCGCAACTTCAGTCGTCACCAAGTCCACGACCTGGCCCATGGGCGATGCCGAATCCACGTTTAGGAGCGGGTCGGAGTCACTGACTTTAAAGGCCTCCTGAAAGCCCGAGGCAACGTCGTCTCGCACCTCCTTAACGGTCGGGACGACCACCCCAGTATCCGCGTTAAATTCTAGCTGTGCCATAACTGCCGCCCTCTGTTGTTACCTGTACCTCAGCGCTCAAAACACGTGTTGTTGTATCAAGCGCCTTTAGCTGAACCGACTCAACCGTAAGCACGCCTGGCACACTCAATGCCGCCGAACGCAAATCTTCCGTTGTAATGGCTTCCTGTATCGGCTGAGCGATTTGGTCCGAAAACCAATTGATCCCTTGATCCCACCGAAAGACGGCATCGTGGTAGAAAAGCCGCCCCTCGTTGCAGACGTTTTGCAAGATCGCCGGGGCTTCACGAAGCATCGCCACATTCCCGTTTCCGTCAAGCTGTAAGTCCCACTCTGACGAAAGCTCTGCTGTGTAGGCCGTATGCGTCATATGCGAACCTCTAAGGAAAATTAAGGAGTTGCCATCTGTGGTCACTGGAAGAGCCCGCGAAAAGCCGCGACAGCCGCGACGATCACGCATAGCCACGCGGCGGCACAAACCGCCCACGCAAATACTTTCCCGTAAGGCGGTAAATCTTTGTTTGACATGAACATTAGGACGTGCCTTTCTAAAAATCGTAAAATATTCATGCGTTCATTCACTCTTGCTAAAAATGAATGCAAAAACCCCGCAAGGATGCCACTCCCTGCGGGGTGCTTTTTTTGATCTGTTTAGGTTCAATGCGGCGCGCTCGTGGTGCCATCTGGGCAGGTATGAACATGACCCTTTAGGCTGATTCCATCTGCCACAACATCACCTGAGACCGTAGCCCCGCCGCCGCCCGATACCGCAAGACCACCCAAGCCTGTGATTTTTCCATCAACCTTCAGCGTGCCCGTGATGTGGGTCTCGGGGGTGTCGATCTTGCAATTGGAGCTCGCATTGATCGTCGCCGTAGCCGTGTTGACGGTGCACGATGATTTCGCGTTGATCGTCTCCACGTTCGTATTGATCGTCACGGTTTTCGGTGCCGTAATTGTTATGTCCCCAGTCTCTTCGACCCTGACGAAAGTTGTCGGAGTCTGCCCCCAGAAACCGCCCAAGTAGAACCCGTCGCTCATGTCGTAGCATCGGAAGCTACCCGGTTGAACAGCTTCGTTTCCGCCCGTAAGCGTCGACACGTCTTGCTGTGCGAAGACAGCCAAACCAACGTCCCCAGGCTTCGGGTCACAAATCAGTGCGGCCGTGCCGTGCTGAAGCCGAAACCACCTGAGCTTAGGAATGGAAACAGGCTCGAGCGCCTTGCCGGACGCACTTCGCATCTTGACTAGCGGCGTCGCGCTCAGGTATCCAGCGCCCGCACCATCACCGGGACGCGTGATCGTGTCCACTCGCACGGGAATCGCGGTATTGACCATGCCCTTGATGACCGAGCGAATCAGAAAATCCAGGACGTTGATTTGTGAGCCCGATGTAAACGCGTTCTGCGGCTGTGCGTACTCTGACATTTCATTCTCCTAACCACATGCCATCAAAGGACGTTTCCCAAGAACTCGCCCCAGGGTTGTGCGCGCTCAAAGAATGTTGAAGCTGAGTGATCTTCCATACGCCTGAAGCATGAGGGACGATCGTCTGCACACTCACCGCCGCCGCCACTCGTAGCTCTGGACGGAAAAACGTCCTGCATTGGATGCCCGTATTCGTAAACGTCGGATACCCAATCATCCCTGTGTCAGCAGAGACAACGGGCACGCCGCCTTCTGCACGCCTTACGCCGTCCTTCGGCACAACGATCGTCTTGTCGTCATCAAAGATGATGTCCGCGCCTGCGGCATTCGCAACCGTTTTCATCTTTGTGATCGGGTCTCCGTAGACCGTCATGTCAGAAACCGTTGCCTGCACACCGTCGTTTTGATACTCGAACCCCGCCTGCGCACTCTGAGACTTGATAAAGTCCCCGACGTCCTGAGACCCCTGCACGCTCACAGTCGACGCGGGCTCGAGGAGCGGGTATGCGCCAACCTGCGCTTCTATCTTGAGCACGGGGCTCGAGCCGTTGAGATCGGCGTATGCAACCGTGACGCACCCGCGAAAAATCACAGGCAACTCCTGCCCCTGCTCACCGGCCGCGATCTCTATCGCATTCCACCTACGACCGAGAGGCTTGAAGGCGAGTGTCGTCAATTGCCCCATGGTGTCGAGCGACAGGCCGTAAATCTCAACCTGCGCCGTCGCGAAATCCACACCCCCGGTCTTTGAGATAGCTACGTTCGTAGCAAAGCCCTGAAAGGTGTGCTGGTTGTTCGCGCCGCTCTTGTCAAGCGTAATCGTTACGCGGATGTCTTTTAGGCTGTAAGTGCTCGCCATTCTTCTTCCGTCGCGTAGTTGAGCGTAAAGCGTTCGCCCAGTGCATCGTATTGAGGCGACGCGGATTTCCCGCCGCTGTCAAGAAAGAAAAGCCTGCCTGCGAAATCAGGCGTATTCCACACGGGTATGGGCGACATCGTGCGGCATATGTGGGCGTCGCAGATTTTGACCTCATCAGCCGTTAGCGTGAGATACAAAAAGCCGCCCATCTGCCTCAGATTGATCACGCAGTTTTGCCCATCAAGGACGATGGAAAACTCCTGATTGGGAAGCGTCTGCAGTGGTATGCGTAACATCATCTTCCTCACGAAAAGAGATCGGCAACGAGGCTCCCTTGCGCCTGTCCCGTCTGCACCTTGTTCGCTGCATTGGCGCTCTTGGGCGCCCACGCGACCGACGCCCCGCCGACCTTGGCCGAGCGCACCTCTCGGAAATCAACATGGATCTCAAGCGCATTAGCCCCGTTCGTTGCCGAGCGTGTATAGCCGTACGACACGACAGCCATGCGGCTATACACCTTAGAGGGCGTTAGGATGCGAAAGAGCTGAGTCCCGCAACGATAGGACTCGAGCCTAGAGACCGCCTCCTGCTGCGCCTGATAGTCACCAGAGAAAAGCAGACTGACAGAACACTCGGACGGTTGAGGCACCTTGTCATAAGCGTATAGCGCCCCGTTCTCCTGCGGCTCCGTCGGAACATTGGCTGTCGAGTTGTCCTCGAACCCATCAAGCGCCGTGTAGCCGCAGAACGGCCGCGCATTCTCATCAACGATTGCCCACACTTCGGCCATCCTTCCCTCACTTTGAAATTACGCCTGACTGCGCCGCTACGAGCATGCGATTGCGACGGCTCAACGCATTGTCCATCGCGCCACCAACAGCCTGACCTACGGCTTCGGGGTCGCCGTTCGTCTGGATGTTGTTTGTCACCTGAATCTGCATGTCGTTCGTCACGCCCGGGCCTGCGCTCGCAGACTTGGCCGCCGCAAAGCTCCCGACAGTTGCCTGCATAGGCGTCTCACTGAAGAAGCCCGAAAGCGCATCACCCAAGCGAGCGAGCGTGTCGGACGAACTTTCCTGCGAGGGCATGCCGGCGTAGGCAACCGGGGCATCGTACTTGACACGAACGATCTTCGGATCGTTTGCCCGCACTGGAGCTTCCGCCCCCTTCTTGTCGCCATCGTCACCCGAGAAAAAGTCCGCAATGCCGCCGAAAGCATCCTTGATGACACCCTTGGCAGAGTCCACGACGCCCGATGCAGCGCCCTTGATCTTCCCGCCAATATCGAGAGCATCGGCAATCCACGCGCTCAATTGATCGACAAGCGCCTTGAAGGCGTTCTTTGCCCAGTCAATGGCAGTCCTGATGCCGCTCTCGAGGGCCTCAGCTATGGCCTCGCCCAGCGCCCCGACGTCCGCGATCACTTGACCAATTGCATCGGCCGCGCGATCCGGCATGGAGCTGAAGAAATCACCAACACCGCCGAAGAAATCCGCCACACCTTCTTTGAAGGAACTGCCGATTGACTTGATCTCGTCCCACAACTCGCCGAGAGCCTTGACTGCATCCGCGGGGAGCTCGATGAGCGTGCTCAGCCAGTCTTGGCATGTCTCGCGGATCGTCTGAATCCTTTCATCGGATACGCCGATAAAGCTCAGGAAGCGGCCGAGAATCGAGTTCCCGCCCCGAATGAAGGCGAAGAGATCATCGAAAGCCAACGCGAGAGCAACCACAGCGGCAGTCACGACGGCCACGGGGTTCGCGAGCATTGTCGCGTTGAGCGCCGCCATGATGCCCTGACCGCTCTTGAGCACCTTGAAGAACGTCGACGAGGCCGTGATCGCCTGAATGATCGACCGGCCGTAAGTAGCAGCCAAAACCGCACCGACGCCCGCCAAAACGAGCTTGACTGCGCGGCTGTGCTCTCGGATGAAGGCAACGCCGTCGCCGATCACCTTTAGCACTTTGTTCACCACCGGGAGCACGGTAACGCCGAGCATGTTGGCGAGCGCCTGCGCCTGATCAGTGAACTGCCGCCAGCGAATGTTCATCTCGCGCGCGGCCTTTGCCTGTTCCGGTGTGAAGGCAACGCCCTTGTAAGCCTCGGCCGCATCGTTCGCGCTGTCCTTGAACTTAGTAAAGACTGCGGCCGCATCCTGGCTCAGCCCCATCGCATTCAAAAAGTGCGATGCCTGCTGATCGGTCATGCCCTTGACGGCCTCGCCAATGCGGAAAAACTCATCCGCTGAGCGGCGCTTGTCTACCGTCCACGACTCCAGTGCGCTTTTGAATGCCTCCTCGCTGCCGCCGGCGTCACGATTAGCCTTCGCCCACGCGTCGATCTTGTCTGTGGCAACGCCCGTTCTCTCGCTCAGAATGTCGAGACTCTCGCCCACCTGAGAAAGATTCTGAAAGAGCTGGTGGCCCGCAAAGACCGAGGCGAATGGCGCAACTACCTCCTTGAAAAGCGTGCCGAGCTTTCCCATGCGTCCGGCCAGTTCATCCATGGCTCGCCCGGTGATGAGCGAGGCCTTCTGCCCAGCCGTACCGATCGCCATGACGCGCTCGGCCACCTCATCAGAGACTCCGCCGAGCATAAGCGTCGACTTGGACGCTCTGGCTGCCATCTGGTCGATTTTGGCGCCGCTCACCTCCATCCGCTTGCCGAGGTCAGAGACGGCCTTGGACGCATTCTCGAGCCCTTTGTTCAGTTCCTCGCTGTCGAGGCCGAGGGCGATTACGAGTCTGTCTACTACACTAGCCATTTTCTTTCTCTAACCTTTGTTGTGCGAGCCACGAATGGTAGTTACGGAGCTCTAGAACCTCAAGGAGCTCATAGGCCTCCTCAAGCGTCAACTTTTCTTTGAGCTCGACCATGCTGGCCAAACCTGCGGCGACAATCGCGCCGCAGATCTTGGGAACATTCGCAAAGGACGCCACGCCCTTTACTTTTAGGCAGGCGTTTCGGTACTTTGCGGCATAAGGGACTTCAAGACGTCGCCATCGAAGAAAAAACCGAAATTCCGACGAAGCGATTCAATCCTGAGCTTCGTGAGCGTCAACGGGCTCTCGATGACGGCGCACGCGGACTCTCCTTCGAGGCGGCGCAGCGCATTACCCTGCACAAGCGTGCAGCACGAAAGGAGATCGTCAAGCAGAGGGCGTGCCTCGTCGTAGGGAATCGTGAGGATGGTCTTCAACAAATCCGCGGGCTTGTCGCTGAAAACCTGCTGAATGTCGTCAACGTTACGCCCCATGGCAAAAGCCGCGCGGTACATCCACTGCTCGGCCTTGTAAGCCGACATGGGCGCGATCGTGAAGCTCTTCAGCGTCGTGCCGTCTTGTACTTCAATCTTAGAGACGTCCATGTTCGCTCCTTAAAGCACGCGCTCAAAGTCAAAGCCCCACTGCGTCGGCTGCATCGTGCGAGACGCCGCCGACATCGGAGGGGCACTCTTGAGGACGCCCTTCACGAACGTGCGCGTAACCCCCAGCGCAGGGATGTAGCACGTCAGAGTACATTCGTACGGCTTGTTGTTCGCCTCCATGCAGTCGCGCACATACTCAAGTGCAGAGGCGGACGGCGAGGAAGCTTCAAGCGTGAGCGTCACAGACGAAATGTTCTTGATCACGCCTGCCACCATGTATCCGTCGACCGATCGGCGCGTTTCCGCCATCTCGATCGAGTCACTGGAGAAAATACCGTCGGCGCTAAACTGCTGAAGCTGAATGCCCGACGGGTAGAGCTCGTCCACAGTCAGAACGAGCTGAGCATTTGCAGACGTTACGTCAAAGTTGGAACTGGCCATTTTATGCCCCTAAAAAGAAGCCCCAACGGCCAAACCGTCAGGGCTGATGATGTTCACTAGATAACTACAATCACTTCTGCGGAAAGAGCCTGAACGCTTCCTGCATACGCGTAGAAGATTGTCACGGAAGGCGCTTCGCGGTTCGCACGACCTGCGGCATCGGGCAGGGTGATGCCTAGCCAATAGCCCTTGGAGGTGATCGCCTGAATCACGTCCTCGCCATCGTCGCCCGTCTCCTGCATGATCTGCGACTTCTGCGATTCATTGAGCGCGAGACCGGCGTCAATCACGCCGTTGTTGATGCAACGGTTGATCGGATCCTGGCACCACGCGCGAATCAGTGCCTCGCCTGCGGCGTTGTACGGCACTCGGTTGACGTTCTTGAAGCCCGACATGCAACTCGTCTGGATCGCGGAGCGCAGGTAGATCGAGCCATAGAGCACGTCAACGAAGCCATAGAAGTCGCTAGAGAGCGTCCCTCGGTTGAAGAACTGGAACTGATCATTTCGCGTAGCGTACTGGCCGATGAAGTTGATGCGGTTGCCCTCAAGCGCGTTCGCAACGGATTCCTCGAGAACGTTCGGGGAAAGGCCGGAGGCGTACTTGGCAAACCAAGTCTTCATGCCCTGCGTGCGGTTCCAAGCGATAGAAGCACCGCAGGCCATAGCCATTGCAGAAAGCCCCCACGTCGGGAAGTAGATCGGGGCTACGACGTCGTACTTATCAACAATCTTTGCAAGCGCGCCATTCGAAGCCGTCAACGTGCTTTCAAGATTCTTGTCGCTAGACCACGGGAAGTAAACGAAATCATCGTAGATGTCCGCCCATGCGGCAAGGGCTTCAATTTCTTCAAGCTCGGCCTCCCAGAGCGTCGTAAAGCCGACCCAGTTCCGCGTGACGGCGCAGATCGCCTCCATATTGGCCGTCTCAGTCATAGCATCAACGCCCTGAGAGAGCACAGCACCAGTCGCTTGCGTCAGGCCGAGCATTTCGCTGAGGTCGGTGCCGCTGTCGGACTTAGAGGCGTAGCTAATCGTCGCTGCCTTGCCCTTCGTATCCGTCGTGAACGTGAAAGCGTTGAGATTGCTGTCGTACGTGCCCTTAACGCCCGAGATCGCCGTTGCAATCTTCGTCGCGGCATCGGAGAGCGAGGTGGCCGAGGAGAGATTGATCGAAGCGGCCTTCTTTTCCTGACCGCCGACGCTGATCTTGAGCGAGCCGTCAGTGATTTTCTTCAGGGCTTCGAGCGTAACGGAAAGCTCGCCGCCGCGAATCCAAGCGCCGGCAGCCTCGGTGACACGACGTGCGATCACAAGAGACTTCGGCGCACTCTGCTGATTCTGCACGCCGCTGAAATACTGCTGAGCAAAAGCCGTCTCTTCGGCCTCGGCTCCAAACATGGCAGACACATCCGCCGTCGACGAAAAGGCTACCGCGGGCGTACTGGCGGGAAGAACAGCGCTCTTCGTGAGCACAAGGCCGTTCGTTTCAAGATCGCTACCGCCGCCGCTAATCACGCGCGGAGAGACCGCAACGATGCGGGATGCAGGCAAAGACATATGGATATCCTCCAATGAAAAAGCGCCCCTGCAGGGCGCTCTTGGGTAAGTTAATTAAGACAATGCGCATTAGCGCGGCGGGAAGCGCACATCAACGTTATGCACGCCGACATTAACAGCGTCAGTGCTTTCCACGTCAAGCTTGACGACGTGCGTGTAGGTGATGTGAAGCGTCGTCGTCCATCGCTGGACATACTGATTTTCATCCACCACCACGGTCGTATTGCGAACGTCATCAGCGTAGAGACTGGATAGGCCGTACTTCTGAAAGAAGTCGCAACCTGACACTGTTCTGGCCACTGTTGCGACCGATTCTGCGCGCATACGGGCCGTTTCCGGATGATCGCTATAGACGTCGACTTGAACGCTCATCTCGACCAACCTAGAGACCACAGCGTCCATTTTCTGAGTCGCCGTGTCCCACTCATAGGACTCGACGGGCGTCCCGATCTCCCGGTGCGCGATGATCGTATTAACGACGTAATCGCGCGAGTCCGGCAGAGAAAGGTTGTTCTGATTTCCCGCGATGATGTGCGTAGCCTCAAGGCCGGACATCATCAGCAACTCGAAGTCTTTGACGGCCTTGTAGACCGTCTCATCAGAGACGATCGTAGAGCGCGTTGGAGGGCTTTGCATCATAGCCATACAATCCCCTGCGGCGGGTTTAGCTGAAGCGTTGCGCGCACACTCAACCAGTTGACGCCTGAAAAGTTTTCTAGAACCGCATCTACAGCCCATACCGTCCCGTCCTTGCGCAGGATGTAATCCCCTGCGCGGGAGAGCGGGCGAAAGATGCCTGCGGTCTGTTTTGCAAAGTCCTTCGGTGCGAATAGGTAGAACTTGCGCACAATCGAATTAGCCCCCGCCATGTCGGCATGAAACAGCGCCGCATCGCCCTCGCTCTGCACCTGCGCCATGACGCCCATGGTGCGCTCATACTGCGGAGCGGCAAAGCCATTCTCATCAGGCACTGAACCCGTCGAGTGAAGCAGCTGAACCTCCTCATCGGGGTGGATTGCATTGATCGATCCGCGTACCACTGCGTGTAAATTCAGCCCCATACAACTCCCTGATTCTCAACCCTGAAGCTCATGTTCACTTGACCTCAAACGAAATTGAGTGAAGCAACGCCCCAGACAAAACCATCGGCTGCGTCGTGGCGGAGCTGGCTTTCGACGAGTGGTTTTTGCCCCCAGTCTTACGCCCTGCGGACTGCGCGGCATAGAGCTCCATCGTAAGCGGAGCACGCTCTGGAAACTTTTCCTTTGACGTCCCGCCACTGGCGATCGTTGCCTGCACGTCCTGCGCGGCCACAGTGCCCAGCACCGCAAGTGCAGTGCTTGGGTCTTTCATGCCTGCGAGCGCCTTCTTCAGCACAGCCTTCCATTTTTCCTGCTCAGCAACGAGCGTCCCTCGCAGGAAAGGACGGGGCGGGTTGACTAAGGCCACACCGGGCTTAATGGCAGCGTTCGCGAAGTCTGGCTGTCCTCTATCGCCCATCGGCACAGGTCGCCCGATCGCACCGCTCAAGAAGAGCGATTGCTTAGGCGTGACGCGTTGCACCCAACCGAATTCGACGTACTGCGCGTACTCGGCAATGCTTGCGTCAGTCACCCCAACCTCGACCACTTTTGCGGCACGATTTCCGTACTGCTTGGCGAGCCCCTCCAGCCTTTGCGTCACCTTGCCGGCGTCAACCTTGATGCCCATCACTACCCCCACGGATGATAGTTATCAGAGACGTACAGACGTCCTCCGAGACGGTATTTGCCCGTCATCATCCAATACGTAGACCCGCACGGCGTCTGATTCCACCACTGCGCGGACTGCGAGTTGCTCTTGATGAGATCAAACGAGGTCGAAACCGAGCCTTCGGAGGCACTGGCCACGCGCCCGGGCTGATCGCCGCGGGTCGAGAGCGTGGCCATGTGACACAGCGCGTAATAGAGAAGCACCTTACGCTCGAGCACCGGGGGCGCTGCATCAGGATCGAACGGGGCAAAGCTATCAGCATCAGTCGTGCCGATAATCGCCCCGACCTGATCCCACAGCACGCCCAAGAGCACATCATTGATGACGCTTTCAGTCAGGCCGGGGAACCATGAGCGGAATTCTTCAATATCAAGCGCTACGTCTGCCATCTTTAAGCCTCAACGTCCTTAACCTTTTCAACGCCGACCGATGCAGGGTCAACGGGCTCGACACCCGTGCGCATTTCGGCGATCTCATCTCGGCGCGCCTTGAATTCCTTCTCGCTCCTCATCTCCCAGAGGAGCGGGGGCATAGCGGTGAAGGCGCGCTCGCCGCCGTGCTTACGCTTGATGTCTTCCCAGTCTCGGCGTGCCACGCCAACTAGGACGGCGTTCCCTGCGCCGAGGAGCACGCCTTTAGCCTGCCCCCTTAGCGCGTGATTGACCCCGGGGAAAACAACGGTTTTAGTGCCACCGTTGCCATTGTCAACGTCATCAAACTTGAGCCCGAGGGGCATGCCGCAGGCAATGTAAATGATCTCATCGCCTGCGACGTCAGAAACCTTTTTTGCTTCCTGCTCGGCAGTGTCAGCAATGATGCCCGTGGTGCCGATTGCGGAAGTCTTACGAGTACGAGTAGTGCGAGCCATATAAAACCTATTCGTGAAAAGTGTTTGGGCAGGGCAGGGAGTTACCCCGCCCCGCCGTGGAGATAAAAGCCGTACGTGACGGCCCAAGGGGCATCAAATGCCCGTCATCGTGCAGACCATGGACGGGCGGCGGATCACGCAACCCCACGTGCCGGCCGTAGCCTTCTGCGTGAAGCTGGATTCATGCGCGATCAGGCGACCAAGACCGAAGGCACGAGAGAAGGCGGAGAAGCCCGTTTCGTCGCCGTACACTTCCTTGACCGTCATGTAGAGCATTTCACCGGCAGCCGTGGAGAGCTCAGGAAGCTGAACAATCTGGATGTTCGGATAGTTTTCCTGAAGCATGACCTTGGCCGTCTTGCCGAACTGGTTGGGCTGAGTCAGATAGCCGATCATCTTGTTGGAGATGCCCAGCACGATCGGAGCGTTCACGTCAAGATGACCGCCGTTATTGGCCGTCAGTTCCTGCCACAGCTTGTTCACGTCATTGAAAACGAGCGTGGCCGCGTTGTTCGGGTCGGCCGCGATCTTTTCAGCCCACGTGGACTTGCTGCCGACGGAAATCGGAGAGATCGACTCGGGGATGTTCGGATCGTTGAGCATGCCGTAGATTTCCATGCCCGCAACGCCGTAGAGCTGGAACTTGTTTTCAGCTCGGGCAATGATCTGCGCGGCCGCGTTCTGCTTGCGAGCAGGGAGGTTGACATTCGCCTCGGCGAGCTTCGCCGTTTCGAGATCGCCGTACTTAATCGTCGTCTGATAACGGAAGTTCTGGCGAACCGGGAAGTTGTAGTTGACATCAGTGCTCGTGCCGTTCGCGAAGTCGTTGTACGGCGAGACCTGACCGGCCACTTCTTCCACGCTGAAGGTCGCGTAGTCCTGCGTAAAGGAGCCAACGAGCGTCTTGTCAAAGAACTTCGTGGCATTCGTGACACCGAAGAGCACATCAATGATGCGCGGGTCGACGTACGTGTAGAGAGCCGCAGGCGCGCCGACGTTCGGCTGCGTGGAAAGCGCGGCATCCTGTGCGAGCTGGTCGCGGTTGATGTTCTTGAGGACGATGCGACCGTCCTTTTCATCGAACGGCATAAAGCCGACGGCGTACGGAGCCTCGATGCCGCGCGCCTTGGCATTCAGAAAGTTTTGATCCATATGAATTTTCATGGCCTTTGCTCATCACAAAGGCCACTCCTCCAAATAGTTTGTTTAGGGAAGCGTTGCAAGCGCGGTGCCGATAGAGCACGTTCCACCACTCGCCGCCGTGACCGCGTAAAGCTTTTTCGTCGTAGCGTCCAGCACGATGTCGCCGACGGCGTAGGGAAGTTGCGCGTTGGTAGGCGTGAGCGCCGTTGCGGCAATGCCCGTCTGGCTATCAGCGAGAGCGGTTGCAGAGACACGGAAGCAAGAGCCATTCTTGCCCGCCGCCCC